GCATCATTTGTTCGGATGCATGATTTCCGTGCAAACGAGGGGTATTTCTTTTTGAATCCGGCTTTTGGCTCTGAATTTCGGAATGGCCGTCCAAACCGAATTTCCCAGAGTATGTATATGCTTCCAGAGGCTGTCCAATATAATGGGATGAAAATCTCGTTGACAATATATAATGCAGCAATGGGAAGCACTTATGGTTATACTTCAGTTGTAACAACAGATGGATTTAATGAACTTACATTTGAAAATAATGAATATCATTATTGCAATAAGATCGCTATATCAAAAAGCGGAGTATATGAGTTCATGTCATTAGGTGCAATATGGATTCTAACTAAAGGAACGGACGTAGCCTATTCTTATGCGGAATTGGAAGAACGTACTTACGAAGACCCAATTAATTAGCAAAATATTAAACAAAACGAGAATAAAAACAAAATGTTAAACCGGTTGTCGTTTTTATCCGAAAATGACGACCCTCAAAAGTACAAAGGTATGATGGAAAAGATTAAGTTGTCAGAAGTGGAGAGAGGTTTGCCTAACGGAATAATTGCTCAGATACGCGGGCTGAACACCCAGGGAGAGGGCATTTTAGAACCGTTGGATTCTTTTTTGAGTGACATATTATGTGCAAGAGGCTCCTTTATATATAACAGTCAAGAAGTTATAGATAACCTCAAGAAACCTGGTGTGTATAAGCATGGGGACCCCATAATTGGTACGGGGACTTCCTATGGCGCGCATGGTGTGCTCTTGGTCTTGTATATAGATGAATATACAATACATATTGATTTTCCTGCAAGGAAAAACTTTATCCTTGTAAGAAAGTGTGTCACTGCCAACGGGAAAGATGAGTGGTCTTCATGGAAATATATATCGTTAACAGACATATCAACGTAATAGGCTTTGCAGGACGGTCAGAGTGAAAAGCACCAACTCTTACTTAAAACTGTGGAATTATTCCACAATACCGTGGAGCACTCCACAATATTCCACAGTATTGTTAAAAGAGGATTTTGCCTTATATTAATGAAAATGAATGCAATATTGTTGCGCAATCATTCTGGCATCAATTTTGTACTATGGTTTATGCCTTAAAAGTTATCAGTAACTTGTAGTTGTTATGGTTAGACAATAGGTATTAGTTGCATTAAGGTTTAAAGACATTTTGTTCATATTGATTTTCATTCGGAAACTCTCTTTGTTTGGCATTGCATCCCGGTCTGTGAAGTATCGGGATGTTTTTACTTAGATGGTTGCTGTTTCCGACTAAATACTGTAACTTTGTATAGTTAGCCGATATACTACTTAACTAATACTATTTTATTCTTTGGAATAATGAAAGTATTCTCAGTCTGTGAAGATCGGATGCTTTTGGTGGGTAATGCCGCCAATTATTCCAGTTAAGTGTTTAGGTTTTATGCAGTTTGCCCCATGAACAAACTGCATTGACAAGAAGTATTCTACCCGTTCAGACCGCGATGGTTTGAGCGGGCTTTTATTTGGCATTCTGATTGATTTTTATTAATTTTACCGCATGTCTTTTTAGGCATAGTAAGTAGTTCTTGTTCTATAAAGTAAAGTCCGAAGAGTTGGAATTTATAGAACTTATACTTAATCAATTAGTTAATACAGACTTTCCGTCTTGTCCGTGAGGATAGGACGGATTTTAATTATAGGCAGAAAATTGGAAAGACTTATGAAATGGTAATTTTATTTTCCTTGGAATGAGAGCCAATAACATATTCCGATGTTACCGCTTCCATGGAGAGAATTTGGTTCTTGTTTCCATTAACATTTGATATGGCATACAACATAAGATAGCCGCCAGAATGGTTTGGGTATTTACTGTTTAAATAAAAACTGAAAGTATTGTCATTATCAACGTAGCATACGATATAGTTACATATTGTTGAACTGTAATTTTCTTTGGATAGACGACTGTCTGCGAATTTGTTCTCCCAATACTTTATATTAACAGAGAAATTCTCATTACTCATATTGTTTTGGTTAAAACCTATAGAGCATTGCAACCTTATGGCACGATATTGTGCCGTACTTATTGCTGTTCTAATTATAAAGCCTTTTACATTTCCAGCTGAAGGAGTGGAAAATAACTTTGGAAATAAGCCTCCTATTAATGTATTCATCACATTTGCCAAATCACTTTTCTTTATTTTCCCCTGACTACCATCTGCCAGTTCCACATACACATAGTTTGTATCAGTCACTATCTGACACTGGTTCATTACTTGGCTTATGTTTACCTTCTCTATCATATATCCCTTGTACTTTTGAGGGTCAAAGGATATGACGGAAATAAGCAATAAACAGCAATGAGCACAATAAAAGTAAAAGTTACTGAGCAATTTATATCGAGAACGAGTAAGGAAGGCAGGGGAATAACCCCTGCTAATAATTAGTTATCTGCATGACATTTATATATGCTTCTGTACTTCTCCCATTTTTTACATATACATTGCCATTTGACGTTTTTTTATTCAATATGATTTTGCCTCCAGCGGTAAAATCAGTTGAAATGCTATTTCCATCGCTCAACAGTATATTGGATGATACTCCGGCACCCACCATGATTAGAGCTGCCGCACCAGAATCGCTATTTCTTACCAGATATGCCCCATAATAAGCAGTACCCAAATCATATTCCTCCCCCGGTTGTAATGTCAGTCTCCAGGTAGGGAACATCTCATTCCTGATATTCTTTATATTGAGCTGCCTTGTGATGGCATTTATCACGTTTGTGTCTGTTATCAGAACCTTCTCTATCATATCCCTTGTACTTTTGAGGGTCAGAAGATACGAATGAAAAAGAATGTATTAGGAAATATTCTATTTAGTAGTAAAAATCATTTCCATTGAGTCCAAACACCATTGACTCGTGACCTCTTATACTCTTTCAGGTCGATAAAGGATATTGCTATTTGTACAAAATCAGCTGAACCTATAACTTTGACCCAATAAAAGCTATTAGTTGGAATGTTTGCCACATTATTCCATACGCTATATTCTCCAGCTTCTACAAGGTTGTTTAAGTCTCCATCTTTAACAATATTTGCTTTGTTCATTTGCAAATTAAGGTCGCTTTTCTTAATCTTCACCGGTTCACTACTTGTTTCCCCATAGAAAAAATCTGCATCATCCTTAACAGATAAGCTGTTCAAGGCTTGACTTATGTTTACCTTCTCTATCATACCTTTGTATTTTTGAGGGTCAAAGGATAGGGTAGGAAAATGGATACTCCAAAAGTCTCTTATGTTTTGGTATTATTTATTAACGTCCAATCTTTCAAAACCTCTCCATTGCTACGAATGGTTTTAATATATATTCTTGCAGAGTTGGTAATATATAAATGGGCCGTGTATTGAAACCCTCTTAGCGCTAATAAAATTCCAGTGCCCATATTATTTAAATTATCAGTAGATGAATATACACCGGCACTGATTTTACTATCGTATTCTTCATTTAATATATTCTTACCTTGTTCAAATCCATTAGCTTGCATAAGTCCCTTGTTTGCTTCTGTTGCAGCAGGCAGTTTTTCTCTGATTAACTCAACCACATTGGCATCTGTTATATTAACCTTTTCTATCATATCCCTTGTACTTTTGAGGGTCATTAGAATACCCTTTTTGGTTAGGCTGTTGAATAAGACTACCTTCACCGCAAAAATGGTTTACGCATACATTAGGGTTAGCACTGACAAACAAACAGTCGAGAACCAAAGGTTCGAAGTCCAGAAATTTGCAACGGAAAAAGGACTTGTAATAGATAAATGGGTGTCCGAGAAGGTTTCCGGCACCAAAATTGCTAACGATAGGAAATTAGGCCCGCTTCTCAAGAGGATGAAGAAAGGCGACACTCTAATCATAACAGAAATCAGCCGATTAGGAAGAAACCTGATGGGTATTATGTCAATGCTTCACCTCTGTATGATTAAGGAGACTTGCGTTCTTACTGTCAAGGAGCGTTACGAATTAGGTAATAACATCAACAGTAAGGTATTGGCATTCGCTTTCGGTTTATCCGCTGAGATTGAACGTGATTTGATCAGTCAGCGAACCAAGGAGGCCCTTGCTTACAGAAAAGCTGCAGGAATACGACTTGGTCGGAAAAAGGGGGATAAAAACACGCATTACAAGCTTACAGGAAAGGAACCTCTCATTAGAACTATGCTCGAATATGGTTATTCAAAGGCAGCCATATGTCGTAAGCTTAAATGTAACCCTAAAACATTGGATGACCATTTGCGGAGAATGTCAAAAAAATAATGTCCTTTTTGAAGGCTACATCCATATCTATCTTTGCATTGACATTCTGTGTCAGTGGAAAATCCCGAATTGGCAGCATGTTTGACATAGGCTTACTTACTTTTGTGGTTGTCTGACAATTTGATGGTTATAAATAAAGTAATAAAATGGGTATGGATGATTGGGTTATGCTGGTGACCGCACTCGGTGGCATCGAGGGCATCAAGCAGCTTATTAAGTGGTGGATGTCGCGCAAAACCAATGCGCGTATTGAGGACGCACATGCGGATGTCGAGGAGTTTAAGGCATTACGGGAGTACAACGAGTTCCTGCAAAAGCAGCTTTCGGAGAAGGAACAGCGGTTTGTGGAGCAGACAGACCGGCTCCGTAAGGTGCAGGATGAGTTATTTACACTGAAGGAGGCTAATTCTGACTTAAAACTGGAACTGGCGCTTAAACGGTGTGAGAGGAAGAAATGCGGTGACAGAGAACCGCAAAACGGCTACTGATTCGCGGAAAGGAAGGTGTTTCACAACAGCTCCCTTTCCCTTAATACTACACAACTTAAAGTTTAAACAAAGGCGTTTGCAAATATATTGTATTTTTATGTAAAACCAAAAATCAAGGAGGAAAATAAGAATGGCGAATGTGTATAAATTAGCGCCGTGGATTCTCAAATGGGAAGGCGGTTTCGTGAATGACCCGGCAGACCTTGGAGGTGCAACGAATATGGGTGTGACTATTGGCACGTGGAAGTCATGCGGCTATGACAAGGACGGTGACGGTGATATAGACGTGGATGACCTGCGTCTGCTTACCCGTGAGGATGTCGTTAACCGGGTGCTCAAACCGCATTATTGGGACAGATGGAAAGCTGACGATATTAAATCGCAATCAGTTGCTAATATCCTTGTCGATTGGGTGTGGGCATCCGGTGTACACGGAATAAAGATTCCTCAACGTTTGCTTGGTGTTACTGTGGATGGCATTGTTGGACCTAAGACACTCGCTGCGGTGAATGCCAGGAACCCGCGTGAGTTGTTCGACATGATTAAGATTGCACGGTTTGATTTCATCGAGGATATATGTAAAAAACGTCCGGCGAACAATAAATTTAAGAGAGGTTGGATGAACCGTATAAATGACATTGCCTATGTTGGCTAAGGTTATGAACTGGGTAAGCCGGCATATATTGCTGGCTCCTTTCATGTGTCTGTTCCTATTGTTATCATGTGGCAGCTCTCATAAAGCTGTCAAGTCCGGTGCAGAAGTAATCAGAAAGGACAGCACGAGTGAATCGGTCGATATCGTACATGGGGCAAGTACCTCTTTGAGCGAACTCATTACCGCTAATGGTAACTATGTGATTGATTTCCGTATCTATGATACAAGAAAACCGCCCGATAGCTTGACCGGGAAATCTCCGTTATTGGCTGACGGTCATGTAGAAGGTGATTTCAATAAGAAGGAGGATAAACAGACGGTAGTAGTTGATACTACGAGTGTCAAGGCTGATAAAAGAACCATTTCCAATATCCGTGAGGAAAAACGGTCAGAAACTATAAAAGAAAAAAAAGAATCCACCTTGCTTAAACAAATTGGTTTTGCTTGTGTTTGTGTAACCGTTTTGATTGTCGTTATGCTGATAGTAAAACATTGGCGCAACAGACAATCTTCATCATAAGACTTTAAATTTATAAATTGGACTGCTCCGGCTTGCGAAAGTCGGAGCAGTTTTATATGTTTACTGTAAAATGCAGTATTTATAAAATATCCTTGTATTTTTTCAAGGCGTTACTCTTCATTTTGTTCTCCTCCTTGGTTAGGGCGAACCCCATATACTTGCAGGTATGGTCGTTACGCAGGATACATATACACATACGCTTATAGGTGGGAATTTCTCGGAACTCTTCTATGTCAATGTCATCCAGGTAGTCCATTCGTACTGGTTTCTTGTCTGTCCTATAGTTGGTACTGTCACCCACCTGGATGGGGATATTGCGGTCTTTCAGCTTCTGTATGACTTCATCACTGAGAACTCCACCCTTTTCCTTCCAAAATTTGATACTGGTTTCCAGCTTGGACTGGTATCTTCTCCTGGTATGTTCCGGCAGGGTCGAAAGCAGGAATTCCATGAATGACTTCCAGGTATATCCATCCGGCAGACGTATCTCTCTCCTTCCAGCAGCACGGGTATTGCCGTAAAGTCCGGCAAAGCCGACTCCGTTTACACGTCCTATCATCCGTCCCCAAGTGTTGGGGTCAATGACCTTGTACAAGGCAAGGCTCTCAATGGCCTCGCTGATGAACGGACTTGCCACCCGTTGCCGGTCAAGGCTTACCCCGGCTTGATAGTAGAGGTCGTATAGTTTATTGTAATCCCATCGGAACTTACCGTTGGCAATCCATATATCCTCCGTTTTCCAGTCGAACAGTGGATATAGGTTATACACATCCTCGCTGATTTTCGTGCTCCATTGGTAATCCTTATATTGCTCTTTCACACCTCGATAGATTGTGCGCCAACGGTTGTAGCTTTCTTGGGTACGTATGCCCACCAGACAGCAGGTACGCCGTGCAGCTTTCCGTTGATGGAGCCAACGGGAAAACTCTGTCTGAAATTCATAGTCCCACATCCTGCGGTTATAGAAAGGGAAATCGTCTACAGTCATTGCGCCCTCCGGCATTTCTCTGACCCATGCTTCCTTTTTTGCTTCGTCCCAGGGACGCCAGTAGTTCTGGTACATGGAGGTACAGGTCGTTACACGGAAAGGCACGCAGACACGGTACACGTCCAGCATGTCCTTGTTTGCCTCCAATACCCGGTCCACATAGTCAATGGTCATACTGTACTGTATCTCATAGTCCATGTGGAACACTCCAATCCTGCGCTTCAGCCGGTTCCTACGCATATAGTCCAGACATAGGTTCAGCAACACTCCGCTATCCTTTCCACCTGAAAAGGAAATGTATATATTGTCGAACTCTTTAAAAATCACTTCCAGTCTTTCCTGGATTAATTCATATACATTCTTTGGGCTCATATGGTGTAAAAAATTATAAGTAGTGACAAAATTAATGCAAAGCCTCAATATTTCCTATAACTTCGGCTTCTATATCATTTGTAATTGGCTTCAATTATCTATATTTGTGCAGGCTAATTCATAAAAACATAAATAGCAATTATGGCAGAAGAAAGTAAATATTCCTATGACGAGGAATCCGTCAAGGCAATAATCGAATGGGCACAAACAACCCAGTTACCCAAGGAGGTGATGCTAAGTGAGGCAGAACATATTTTTGACACCTCTATGTATGTTAATGCGAATATCTGCGATATAAAGCAGCATTATCCGGATGCTTTCTATAATCCGGCCATTGATAGATTGTATCGGTTGAAGGAAGTAATAGAAGGGGCGGTTGAATAAGCTGCCTTTATATTCATAGGCAACAATTCATATCTATTGTGTGTGACATGTCCCGGCTTTCGTCGGGGCTTTTTCATTTATATCCTTTCTTTTATAAAATTCCCTCAAGTCACGTAGGGAATTTCAGAAAAGCAGTTGTCTTTATAGTAGAATCCGGTATATAGTGTTAGTATAGTCCTTCTTTCAGCCATTGCAGTTTCTTTATACTGGATTTACAGAATGTTCCAACATTGTGTGCTCTAATTGATTGTATATATTGAAAGGAACATGCTGGACCTCAGCTTTTATGCGGCTGAGGTTTTGTCGGAGACAAGAGTGCGTTGTTGAACGTGCGATGGAAATATGTGTTTAACCAAATTATTAGTTATGAAAAAAGAGTTTTGTATGGTAATTGCATTTGCTATGGCTTTAGCCGGGTTATTTATGCTTATGTTTATGTCATTTGATTAGTGAATGTCTGTTTGTTGACTGTTTTATAGAAGGGGCAGCTTATTCAGCTGTCTTGTTCCATTTCCCAAGAATTAAGTAATCCATATTGTGTAATTATTCCCCATGTGTGGTACTCAGTTCCACATATTTCCACACATAATTATTCCTTCTTGTTTTTATAATATGCTGATGTATAATGTATTATGTACTGATGTACATCATGGCATATCGTTTGTCCTATAGTTAATACAAAAACTATATTTATTTACTTAAAACTTACGATTATGAAAAAAGTATTGGTAGCATTAGCAATGGTTATGGGATTAGGCAGTTCAGTAGCATTTGCTTACGTGGTTTCTGGAACACAGTCTGTAGAGCAAACTCAGCAAAATCCTCAGGATGAGTTCACAAAAGTGGAAGTAAAAGACTTGCCTCAGGCAGTTATGAATGTCTTGGCTAAGGACTATGAGGGGGCTGTAATAAAGGAGGCTTTCATTTCCGAGAAAGAAACCGGTAAGATTTATAAGGTTGTGTTGACCATCACCAAGGAAAATCAATCCACTGAAGAAGTAACGGTACTTCTGAATGAAAAAGGAGAAACTGTAGAATGAATGGAAACTCTGTAGTGGTTCGGATTCATCTACAGAGATGATTTGAGATACTTTTATGTCTATCTCGTTAATGCGAAAGGGGCGGCTGAATAGTCGCTCTTTTTGTTTATATTGTAATAATAGTTCGTTTCTTTTTTGTCAGAAATTCCTATTATAGAGGGTTGTTTTATACAAAATAATGTTTATATTTGTATTCTAATCCCTATTGTATTATGAATGACAAACAACAACTTCTAATTGATTGTATTTCCCTTCTTCCCGTTATAGGCATTCTGGTTTTGATAACTGTTGCCAATGACCAGCTTGTTACTATGGTTGCTGCCTATGTGCTTTGCGGAGAACTCTTATGTGTATTGGTTAGCAGGATATTAAATTTGTACTATATTGATGTGGCTTTTGTTTGGTTGGGTGGGATTATGCTTTGGCTGTGGTATTGGCTCTGGTTGGAGTCAAGCCATGTAGTGATGGAGATTGTGGAAAGGACAGTTGAATGAATCGCTTCTTTTTCAGTAAAAAATCCCCGTAGCGGCTCAACTACGGGGATGGTGTCAAATAACAGAGTATCAATATGAGATACTAAGTGAGCCTATTTTTTGAGATATGTCTTGTAGTGCATTGTTGAATGTCTGTAATTCTTCTTTAGTAAAGCGTGCCGGTTTCCCGTTTACCAGATTGCCATTTAACCTCTGATATAACCACGAACGGCTCTTGTTGAAATACTTTTTCGCAAGATAGCTTAGAGAAACTATTTCGGCAACTTCTTGTAATTGCAATTTGATTGCACTTTCTTCTATAACGTCCAGTTTCCTATCAATGTTCTGTAAGCGTTCTGATACGAAATCTGCAATAGCTTTTTTATCTTCTTCCGAATTGTACTTGGCGGCTATTTCTCTCATTTTGGTATAGAACTCTGGAGAGTCTGTACCAAGTAGCGGCTTTAATGCCAGTAATTCATCTTTCAGTGCCATATATTTGTTTTTTAGTGCCCTCTCCGGAGAGAGGGACTTTGTTTTACTTCTTTTTTTCTAACTCTTTCAATATTTTGTCGATTGTCAGTAATCGGTCTAATCTTTTATCAATCTCTTTTTCTTGGTTAGTTCCGGTAACTTCGGCAATAAACCTTAGCTGGTCTAATTCTTTTTTGAGGAATGCTCTTTGTATAAGCAGGTCCTTTTTAATTTGTTCGTTACTCATGTTGATTACTTTTGTTATTTGACATTACAAAGATAATAATCTTTTGGTTATTATACAACTATTGCATGAATTATTTTCGTTATTTCGCATATTTTTTCCATATTTGCGGTGCGTTACATACTTTATTGAATAGGAGGAATAGTAATATTCCGACCGTAGAGCTACTGGTGATAAATTTTGCCAGTAGCTTGTGCATATACGGTTCCGACCCCCGTGTGATAGCTTAATGGTTTCACTGTATCCTCCTATTTGAGAATATGTAACGCAACGGGAAAGCGGAACCGTTCTTTTTTCCGCTCCTTAATCCGGTTGCGTTATGGGTAAAACTGAATCATCCTTCCCGAAGCTCACGAAGTCCTTTATTGGATACGGTCACTATCGGCTGATAGTCACGTTTTCCGATTGTGTGAAAACCGCGCTGACGGGAAATATGGACTTAATAGACCGCTTGAACTCCGACATAGAAAAGGAGAGGGAAGAAGCTACTATCGAGGCAATAGCTTTCGTCCAAGAACAATCACTTTAG